CTTCCATGGCATAAGGGGAAAAGACCGACTCTAATTGCTGGGAAAGTAACGCGATATTGGTTGAAAACTGGACTGACCGTAGTGCGGTTTCCGCAGTAAACGACATAGTTTATCTCCGTTTTTAGCTTTGTTTGTACCTTGCGTGCTAACAGGTTGCCCCGCCTTCGGGCCTGCTAAAAGAAACTATGAGGCTACGGTTTAGGTAGTTGTCCTCGGTGAACTTTACAAAGAAGGCTAAAGTTAAGCCGCCTTTTTCCCTATGGGGTTTTGAAATTATCCCCGTAGGTATTTAGCGGTTGTCCTAACCAGTTGCCTATTCAATTTAATTATATGGCGCAATTTAAAAAAAGTAAATTACTTTTTATAATGATCCGCCATTTTCTAAAATCATTCTCTGCACGGCTTCCATGTGCTTAACCGCTTCGCCGCGTATCTGTGCATTTTCGCTGTTGATAGGGTGCGACTTATCGCGTGTAGAAATAGCCTTTTTATATTCGGCGTATTTCTGCTGGGCTTCGGCGGCGCCGCCTTCCAACGTCGAGAAACCAAAGTTAGCGATTGCTTCTTCCGAAAACATTTTCCCGCAACGGTAAAAGAGATCCAGCACCACGGGATTATCGCCTAAACCTAATTTTCCTAACTGATCTAACATTTCTTGACCGCCGGCTTTTAAAACAAACTTTTTACCCAGCTCGTTATTTTGGCCCAGCTTATCGCCCCACTTATCCTGTAAGGCTTTGATCGCGGCGTCTTGCTCTTGGGCTTTTTGTGCCTCGAATTGTGCCATGGCTTTACTTTCCATAACGCGGTACTCTTGGCGTAAAGCATTAGCAGTCGCAGGATCTAAATTAAACTTATACGCCCATGTACGAAACTGTGCGTCCATTTCAGTTTTACCTTGCAACCCTGGGTGTAAATCTTTAGGCTCGTCAAACTTGTAATCCTCGGGCTTTGCCGGGCGGCCCAATCCCGCCTTCGCCATTTCACCTTGAAAGCGCTCGACGTCTTTTGGATCCTTAAGGTTTGGCAAGACAATACCTTTTTTCGATATTACCGTTTGCGCCTCGATATAACTTTTTGCCATATCCTCGACCGACTTAAAACGCGTGATCCGATTATCCTTTTGCATATCCTCGGGCAAAGCCTTAATAAATTCTGGCACTTCTATTTCAGCAGCCGGTGCAGCGGGGGGAGGTGTATTTTCTGCCGGTGGGGTACCAGCAGGGGGTATTTCGACCGCCGCACCAGCGCTAGGATCATCTACATTAAACATCGGTCGCCCTAAGTTGTCCGGCATAAACCAGCTTAGAAAATTAAACATCTGCAATCTCCTTTTTGCCGAATTTCACGGCATTTTCAATACGCATAACACTAAAACGCAAACCCTCATTTATCCAGCCTTGCCGATCTGTAACACCGGCCGGGCAAGTAATGTCGTAAAAAAAACTAGATAGTTTCATATCCTCGAGGATTAAAGCCCCAGCCTCGGTACAAAACACTTGCCGGTATAAGTCGGCGATCTGCTCTGCGGATAAAGTTTTTAACTTAGCTTGCAATTTACTCATATAAACTCTGGGTACTCTTGATAAAAGTCGTCGATCATCCTACCCGCTAAAGCAAAATCTTTGTCGGTATAAAATTGTGGTATTCTATGCTTCTTCTGCCACGATATACCTTTTTCTTTGTAAAGCTTACGCCGCCAATCCCACGCGCCGGATTGCGATGTCTTTAAGAAATGAACAGTTTGCCTTAAGAAGTTACGCTCGAAAGGCCCGTTATCTGGGTTGTTGATCCAAGCCGAGATTGAGTCGGTGAGTTGCTTCTCTTGCTCTTTGGTAAAAGTTTCCTGTTCGTAAAAAGATTGTAGGGCGCGTAACATTATTGAGCGTAAATTAAGCACCCACTTTTTATTGATTAAAAAAAGAGATTGCCCTTTTACAATAGCATTGACTTTGTTGTTATCTGCTTTGCGCCGGGCCTTATACTCGGCTAAAGTTTCGCTCGCCATGCGTTTGTTCACGCTTGCACCTGATCCGCCTGCTTAACATTTTTATAGGCGCTTGCCCCTTGGTTGGCGGCTTTTGCCATTTCCGCCATTTGCATTTGCTGTTGCTGCGCGGCGATTGCTTTCTGCCGTGCCTGCCGGATTGCCTCGACCATGCGCTCGTCGTTTAGCAATTCAGGATCCACGCCTTTTAATTCCCGTGCTTTTTGAATAGTCTTGTCGAAGTTAAGCAAATCTGCGGCGGGGGAGTTAGCCGAGTTGATTTGCCCGGCTACGATCTCGTTAGCGATCTGCAAGAAACCTACAAGGTCGTTGACTTCGCTGGCCTGTAATGCTCTCGCCAATGGCGATGAGAATACCGGCCCCCAAGCCTTGCCTTGTAATACTTGCGGAGGCGGCGGAAGGCTGCCGGCTTGACCGACGGCCCAATACGGCTCGTTTTGCCGGATAATTATTTTGGCTAAGCGCACGATCAAAGGGCGCCAGGTTTCGCTTAAATCTCTTGAAGCCAACGGCCCCAGCGTTGCCATACTCTCGGCGATAAGTTGCTGCGTTTCGTAAGCGGTCTTTTGCCTTGGCGCGGAAGTGATCGCCTGTAATTCCTGTAAGAAAAAGCAAGCCTTGATAGCCTCGCGTGTTTTTTCCATTACCTCGACTGTAATTGAAAAATTACTGTTAAAAGGTATCGGGCGCAAGTCGCCGGCGTTAGCATTTAATTTATCGTAAAAATTCATACCGTGCGGGTTAAAGTCGTAGGGGCTTGAATAGCCTTTCATCGGTGCTTCCATGGGCGGCGTAGCTTCCTTCATCGCTCGAAGTAATGCCGTTTGCTCTTGCTTGTTGATTAAAAGAGTTTTAGCTTTCGCCACCATAGCCGGGGAATAACCGAATACATCGCTGGCGTGTTTATAAAATCTACCGATAACGAAAGGCATTTCTTCGCGGCCGCTTTCAAAGACAAGCCTGCGCTCTTTTCTGTTGATGATACCTTCTTCGTAAGGCATATTGAAACGGTCGCGGGAGGAAATATCGCGCTTGACTCTACGCCCGACGTAATGTATAAATTCAAATTCATCGTAGGGCTTATCCTTCATTTTCTCGCCGATCTCTTGCCCAGCCTTCGCGCCCCATTGTTCGTAAGCGGCGGCCGCCGATAATTTAAACACCCGGTACATATGCGACAATTCCTCGTTAATATCTTCGACCGGGTTTATTTGCTCGATAGGGACATTCTTAAAACTGATACCGCCGTCGGGATTTTCCTGGATAAATATTGTGCCGGTACCGAAGCAACCCTTGTCAATATAATATTCTTGCTTCACACTATCAAAATTACTCGTGCTTAAAACATAGCGCAAATACTCGACGAAACGATAAAACCAAGAGTCAACGCTCTTTTCATTCATAAACTTTTGATCTATTGTTTGCAAGCCAAACCATTTCATCGCGGAGTTGGTTAAATTGTAGTCTATGCCGCCGGCCATGCGCCGTAAAGAAGTTTCGGCGGTTTCGTCGTATAACTCGACGAGATCTAAAGGCTCGCCCGATGTCTTTGTCGCAACTACCCAGCGTTTACGCGGTAATGCAAACCTTGCTACCTCTTCTTGATACCCGCGCCAAGTGCCATTTTTACCGATGAGATTTTCTGCGTCTTTGAGGATTTTTTCTACTTCTATCATAATTAACCTAATGTTTTTTTCAGTAAGTTTTGCGATCCTACCTGGCCCAAGGAACCTAAACCTGCGTCAACTGCGCCGCCGGTCGCTAATATCGTGCGCCGCTTGGCGACTTGTTTTGCCTTGGCGGTTTCTTCAGCTTGCGCCTGCGTCGGCACTTTGGGCGCCTTCATCGCTTCGGTTTGCTTTTTAACATTCTCGGTAGTTTCTTTTTGCTTGTGCATACTGGACGCCATCGCACCGAAAGGAAAAAAAATTGAGGCGATAGTATTTCCCATGTTATAACCTTTCCTTCACCCAAACATTGAGTGTTAAATTATTATCTAAAATATCTTTACCCTCGCCAATCCTTGCAAAGCCTAATTTTTTACAAAGTAAAATACTGCCTTTGTTGCGCGTGTCTTGCGTGATGTATAAAGCCGGCTCTTGAAACTCGTCAAAAAAGAAATCTACTAGCTTGGCGGCTGCGACTAATGCCGTCATGCTAGAATATTTACGCCGGGCAAAAGCTTTCTCGTCGCGGTAATAATGCAGTAGATAGCCGTAATGCCTACCGAAAGGGCGAAGGCTTGCAGTCTTTTCAAAATACGCGCAACCCAGGCGGATCAAAGTATCGTCTATCTTTTCTTGTATCAACCAATAAAAACTATTTTCTTTTAAAACCGGCGGGAGCCTAACAAGCTTGTCTTGCATAATCAAACCGTAAATATATCCGAGGTCGGGATTATCCCATGGCGATATTGTTATCGCTTCACTGACTTTAATTATCTCGGCTGCGGTTGTCATAAATAAAATAAGGGTACTCCCTTTCGAGAATACCCTTTACCCTTTTCGAACATATTTATCATGTTGTTAACTATTTATATTTTAATCCGTACCCAAACCCCTTTTTTCTTTATATCCCCCCTCTGGAGGTTTCCAGAGTATGGATATACAGGGCGATTGGTGCTTGGGTCTTTCCCAAGCTTTAACCGGATTACTATCCTCCGTCGGGGTCGCAGGTCGTCAGCATAAAAGGGGAAAAAAGGACGTGGCCCGCACTTGATTTAATTTTAAACTCGATTTAATTTTTTGTAAAGGATTATTTTATTATCTTAAAAGCCTTGCCGAACGCTTAACCATGTTTTGATGAAAGCTTTGGGTTTGATAAGATTGCTCTTGGCCGACGCCGGCGCCAACGGTTATCGGGGCCTCCGCGATCTGCTCGTGCATTGCCGCCGAGTCGATAAGATCTTGGTAATTACTTTTAAAGCCGTCTTTCGTTACGCCGTATAATTCCGTTTGAAACTCGCTTAGCCAGTCAGCCTCTTGCGGGAAATACATCGTCTTAGCCTTATGCCTTGGCGCTAACATCTTAACGCGCTCGAGTTTACTCCCGGCCTTGGCATGTTCGATCTCGGTAATATTAAAAAACACGTTGCGTTTGTTCATTTCTTGCCGGATAAAATGCTCAAGGATTTGTTTAAAGTGTCCTTTCTCTATGCCAAACTTACGAGGCCGCCATTGCTTAATTGTTAAGAAAATCATATCAATAGTTTCCGGCGGCGACCACCGGCCGTATTTACAATCCAGCCAAAACCATTGGTTATCTTCGGTTACGCCCAAAACGGTTATGGCACGGTAACAGGATCCTTTGTCCATAGATGACGCTGGATCCAGGCAAGCGGTTACATTGCACCCGGAGGCAATACGCAAGGCAGTCGACGGTTGGTAATACTGCATATCCTCGGCCTTAAATACCCGGGTTTCCTCGCTTACGCTTATACAAAGCTTTTCCCGAGTCCATACATCGAGTTGGCCCATAGCCCGGTAATTCTCGCGCTCTTTGTGTATGCTTTCGACGGTTACTTTCTCGGGCCAAGCCGATACCTCTTGTCCGTCTTTAACGGTTAAGATAGGTACGACCGAAGTTTTAAAGCTTAGCTTGTCGGCATTGGCGAAGGCTTGCGGCACGATACAGCGGTCGCCCAGGTTGTTACCGATTAAAAATATCCGTGTGTTTTGCCCTAAAAACATCACGTCCGACAGAAACCATTGCCAATCGCTCGCGGTAATAGAGTCGCTGCGTGCGTCGGTCGAGTCTTGCGGATCATCAACTATAACGATTTTAGGGCGCCTATCTTTGTTGGATAAGCCACGGATTGAAGCGCCTTTGCCGTAGGCTTCAATCCTTACGTTATAAATTGCACCGTTGCTCTTGACGTCTATATCGAAGCAGTCGCTTGATTGCTTGTTTACTTTAACGATATTGGCCCGGATAGCCGGGTTAGACATGGCCTCGCTGATGATCTCGGATAACTTGGATCCGGCAAGCGTCGCGTTAGCCTTGATTAAAACGATATAATCACGTTCGACCGAAGGAAACATAATCGAGTAGAGAAGGAATGAGCGCAAGATATATTGAGTCTTAGCCGACTCACGGAAGGCAAGCCAGGCACTATTGCCCTTACCGTTGAGAACATCCTCGCTCCAAAGATAATGAAAGGGCGCCGATTTAACTTCATTCTTAGGATCGTTTAAAAGGATTATGTAGCGAAAGGCGATGAGCGATGACCGGGCTTTACTAAAGGCAACGGTTAATTTGTTTTCATCTACTTTTATTTTTGCCATGCTTATACCGGCCGCATGAATACATGATCGCCGATGATCTTGGTTACGCGCATGTCGTCAACCCATGCGGGCCGCGCCGGTAAGTTAAATAAATTGATCGTTAGATAATTTAAAGCGCCCCCGGTGATGTCGTAGAGGCTGTATATTTCGGCCGCAAGCGCGTCTACGATCTCTTTAACGTCGGCGTAATTACGTTCGAGAAGTTTGTAATCAGTTATGCAAGAGAATTGATGTGGCTGGGTTACGATGTCAATTGGTTCTTTATCTTGCGCCCGGCACCTGTTGGCGATCACGCACGCCACGGCACGCATACCTAACTCGCCTTGGTTGGCAGCTTCTCCGGCGATCACCTTTGCAACAAGTTGATTATCCATAAGTTTTAATATTTTGTTGCGCCGCAATGTTGACAAGTTAAATCCTTGGTGCCGTCATAATCTTTTGGCAATTCGATCTCATGCTCGCAAATATAACAAGCCGTTGTCTTAAGCCCGGCGCTTAAACTTTCCACACAACCCCGTTAAAGATAGTAAACAAAAGGCCAATAACTGCAAGCACGACAAAAACCACAAGAGAATATACAAAAAAGCGTTGGTCAAAATCCTCAAGATAATCATCGTCTTTTTCGCCATTCATTTTGCTTTCATATGTTTTGACATAACTTTTTTGCCGTGTTCATTCATACCGCCCAGCATAGCTTTTTTATCATTCATAATCCCGGTATGTTTTTTCTGCGGCATTTTGTTGGATCCACCCTCGGCGCGTCTTTGATAACTTGTAGTCATTTTTAGATCTCCTTTGCGGTTGTGTCAATTACTTTGTCGAAGCCCTCGGCACGATCCACAATGTTACCTAAAAATATATTTATTTGCGGCTGGGCATTGTCGGCGTCGCGCAAATGGCCTTTGAGTTTTAAGGCAGTTTCAGTAAAGTTATGTTGCGCGGTATAATCCGGCACTTCTTCGCTATCTTGATATTTAGTAGCGGGAATTCTTTTAGTAGCCTCTAATCCTTCATTTATTTTATTAGCAAGCTTTTCGTCAGTGATCCCAGCCTTACGCATAAAATCAGAAAAATTAACTTTATTCTCGAGTTTTTGGCAAGCTGTTAACGCAACAGATCTTGAATAGCCCGCAGCGATTGCAGAGTCGTATTGAGTTTTACCCGATAGCCTCTCTTTTTTGTAAATTTGCCAACGGATATTTACTTTTTTCTTGCTACCTTTTTCTAATACTTTCATTTTTCTAATACTTTCATTCCTTAATCTTAACCCTAATCTTTTATCTTGACAAGTTTTATTTTTACAGTATTATTTTCTCGTGGTCAAAAAAATAACAACAAAAAATAAAAAGCTGGCGCGGTAGGGCTCCACAGGGCGGTAGCTTGCTATTGGCCCGAGGCCACAACCTGCCGTGTCCAGTTTTTAAACGAGGCGAAAAATGGCATACCGTTTGACTTTAAGCGAAAAATGGTCGGATCCGTGGTTTTGTAACGTAAGCAACAACGGAAAATTGCTGTTTTTTTACCTTTGCGATCATTGCACGATTGCGGGGTTTTACGAGATCAACCCAAAGATTTTGAATTTATACCTTCCCGGGATCCTGCCGGAAACGCATATTTTAGAGTTAAACCATAGTATTGTCTTTAAAAACGGCTGGGCCTGGGTTAAAAACTTCGTAAAACACCAAAAGAATTTGCCTCTAAACCCTAAAATTGGCTGCCACCGTGCCATTATCCGGGAGTTGCTAACGCATGAGGCAGCTTTCGGGGAGTTTTACCCTAAAGAGTTTAAGGGTATGCTAACCCCTACCATGGGGTTACGTAAGGGTACAGGTATAGGTAATAAAGATATTGAGAGATCCGAACAATCAAATAACTATATTCCTAAAAGTAAGATTAAGACTAATATAATCAATAATAGTATAAGTATAGATAGCAGCCTTCCGCCGGGCGTTAGGGGCATAGATCACAAGGGCCAAGCGATCTTGGAGCCTACCCCGGACGAGTTGGCCGCGATCAAGAAGGCTAACGACGATTTATTGCACCACTAGGAAACCGCTTACAGTACAATACCCGCTTACGTTATCCGCGAACCGGGCAAACTATTTTTAAAAATTGTCTTGCATATTGTGCGGTGGCATGGTATATCTGCCTCGAGGCGGGGAAACCACCGTGCGCAATGCGGTTAAAAGCCCCGGGGGAATATGAGCAAAGCCAAATATAGCAAAGTAACAGCAGAATTATTAAAAAAGCATTCAGCATGTACGGACGGCTATCGTTATGTCGCTGATAAAGGCTGGCTTAGCCTTGAGGCTGTACCGCTTATCAGAAACCTTATGACCGATAAAAAATACGATTGGTCAAATTGGCTTATCGTTCGCGTTATGGAACGCAAACAATATCTTACTTACGCTATCTATGCCGCAGAGCAGGTAATAGATATTTACGAAAAGCAATATCCTAAAGACGATAGGCCTCGTAAGGCAATAGGGGCCGCGAAAGCATATCTAAAAAACCCTACGGCAGAAAATAAAGCAGCAGCACACGCAGCAGCAGACGCAGCATTCGCAGCAGCAAACGCAGCATTCGCAGCAGCAACCGCAGACGCAGCAGCACACGCAGCATTCGCAGCAGCACACGCAGCAGCAACCGCAGCACACGCAGCAGCAGACGCAGCATTCGCAGCAGACGCAGCATTCGCAGCAGCAACCGCAGACGCAAAAAAACAAAAGCAAATCAAAATTTTAGAATATGGTTTATCGTTGTTGGCTAACGATGTTTCAATCCACGCGCCCACACGGGGCGCGACCTTATTGCAGCGGTAAAGAGGCGAAGGTTTAACAAAGGGGGGTTGTATGAAGCCCAAAATCATAGACTATCTTTACGGCGCTTACCTCGACGAGAAGGCCTATAACCGGGCTTGCAACGAGCACAATGTAAACGTGGCGCGGTTGTGGGCGCTGGGGCTATTTGTAGCGGCCGGGATCATTTTAATAATTATGGGGTTTTAATAATGGAAAAATTATCAAAGCGCCTTTACCAGATACGCCAAAGATGTAACAACCCTAAAAACACTTCTTATAAACGTTATGGCGGCCGGGGGATTAAAGCTTTACTAACCCTTAAAGAATTAAAGTTTTTATGGAAACGTGATAGCGCGGCATTACTAAAATGCGCCAGTGTGGACAGGATAAACAATAACGGAAACTATGATATAAATAATTGTAGATTTGTTGAGCTAATAGACAATACACGCAAAGCAGCAAGCGACAAGCGCGGGATTACCCTTGAAGAATATAATAAAAACCTAAAACAATGTTTGGAGTGTCATTCTTATAATGGCTATACGTTAACATCGGGTGTCCATGTTTGCCGCAAGTGCGGCGCAAGAACAGGGCAAGGTAAAGCTGATCTAAAAATAAAAGGGTGCGCTTATTGCGGTTCATCGACTGGCTATTTTATTAAATCCGGCGTATTTGTATGCCGGGCGTGTGGGGCGCGGTCGGCCGATGTTAAGAAAGACGAGGCCAAAGATAAAGAAGGGGGCGAACATGGACAACCTTAAAAACGTTATTTTGTTAGTGTGCGTATTAACCCCGATTGCTTTGTGGCTTTGGGCGGTACTTGCCTGCCTGTTTGATAAAAACGCCGGGGTGCAGGATAGAGCAATCGCGAAGTTTTTGGGTAGTTTTTTCAAAGGGTGCTAGAATATTTTTTTATAATTTGCCTTGACGTTACCACAAAAGTATGCTATATTTTCACCATGAAAAGAAAAACATCGAAATCGGTAAGAGTTGATGATCTTACCTATGCCCTTGTCATGCGGGAAAGTATCGAGGAAACCCGGCCAATTAGCAGCGTAATACGCCTTGCCATTGAGTTTTATACCCGATATAAAAAGCATAGGCCAGAGGCCGGGGCAGGGCGTCGGTACCTAAAAGACAAGGTTTACCGTTAAGAGCGCCATTTAAAGGCATAGCCAAGCGAGCAGGCTTTAGGTTTGGGCTTAGAAGTGGGGGGGGGTGCGTGGTTTGGGTGGTTATAATAATAACTACGCTAAAAAGGGGGTTTAAATGGTATTTAAGAGGGTTAGAAAGATGATCCGACTGCTACAGCGCCGCTTAAGACAGCAAGAGTTGGCTATCGCTTGGTATCATTCACAGCTAAGGGGGGCAAAATGAAGCATACAGATTGGAATATTCTATTTATTGTTGCGGGATTAGTCTTAACGGGCATAATTTTTATAGTGAGCCATGCCAGCGCCGGAGAGATTATACCCAAACAATTTTGGGGCTATGCCATAAGCTACCCGGTGGATTGGCGCGGGAATAGACTTGTAGACAAGGATTAACAGGTTTGTTTAAAAAAATGGAGGCGATTTATGGATAACAAAAAAGAGGTAACGACACGGCAGTCGGCAAATATCTTAAATTTAATGGCGGCCAAGTATCACCTTGACCCCGAAAAGTTTAAGCAAACGATTAAAGCAACTGTTTTGCGACCCGGGAAAGACGGCAGAGTTGCTACTGATGAAGAATTTATGGCCTTTTTAATGGTGGCCAATAAATACAACCTCGACCCTTTTACCAACGAAATTTATGGATATCCAGCTAAAAAGGGCGGCATTATTCCTGTTATCGGTGTTGACGGCTATGTAAGTAAAATTTGCAATCACCAAGAATTTGACGGAATGGAGTTTAGTTTTTCCGAAGAAAACACCGTCCCCGAAGGTGGTAAAGAATGCCCTGTATGGTGTGAAGTAAAACTTTACCGCAAGGGTATCACACGGCCAGTGGTTATCCGTGAGTATATTGATGAGGTCTACCGGACAGCCATTTCAGCCTACACAGGGCCTTGGCAGACGCACACTAAGCGCATGTTGAGGCATAAAACCATAATCCAAGCCGGGCGCGTAGCCGGTTTCTTAACTGGCGTTTACGATGAAGATGAGGCCCAGCGGATCATTGAGGCTGAATATGCTGATCAACCTACGGGCAAGCCTGCGGTGTCAATGCCGCAAGCCAAGAAAGAACTACAGCCGCCGGCACAAGAACCAGCACCAAGCACAGAGGAAACGGTTAACGATATTGTGAATGAATTGGGCGGCGGCGCGGTAGAACCAGAATACCTTACCGTTAAGCAGGCCATAACTTCCAAAGAAGGCGACACTATAGGTATTAAGGCCAAAGTGGTTGGCGTTTACGATAAAAAAGTCGGTGCTGTAAAAAGTGATCGGGCCTCTTATCTTGTGCAAGAAGGCGATATAAAAATTTATATCAATATGTGGGGCCTTGGCGATAAAGAGCTAAGGAGCAAAGAGTGCTTTTTCAGTATGGTTAAAGTTTCCATGTGGAATGGGCAACCGCAATTTATGGCAGAGGTGGTAACGCCATGCAATTAACTTTCGATAAAGAAAAGCACATTTTCACGCTTAATGGCGTGATCGTGCCAAGTATTACGCAAGTGCTAAAGGCCGCCGGGTTGACGGATTACTCAAAAGTACCGCAAACCATTTTGGTGGCATCACAAAATTTTGGCACGGCGGCGCACATGGCTACTCAATTATACGATCAAGGCAATCTTGATTATGTAACCCTTGATCCCGCCTTGCGGCCTTATCTCGATTGTTGGGTTAAATTCCGCGATTATCACGGCTTTGTACCAGATATTATCGAAAAACCCATGGGATCTGAAACCTACATGTTTGCGGGGATCCCTGATCGTATAGGAAAAAGGCACGGCAAAGAGGCAGTGGTCGAGATCAAAACTACATTCGCGTTAAGTAAGTCAACGGCGGCACAGACTGCCGGTCAAGTTATTTTGCATTGCGGGAAAATAAACCAAAGCATTGAACGTTGGGCAGTGTTGCTTACTGATACGGGGTTGCCAGAGATAATCCGATACAAAGACGCAAGCGATTTTAGCGTGTTTCTGGCCGCGCTGACGATTGCCAACACAAAGAAAAAGTGGGGTATTTTATGACAGAAACCATGATTGATGTAAAGCCGATCAGTACGAAAACTGTTGATGAACTTTCCAAAGAAGTAACGACTTTGACCGCCAAAACGGTTGTGGTAAAAAACCAAACTGATTACAACCTTGCCAGCGAAGTTTTAAAAAGCATCAAGGGCCTTGCCAAGCGGTTGGAAGAAGAACGCAAAAAAATAACATCGCCCTTAGACGCCGCTAAGAAAGCCGTGCAATCCCTATTTGTACCACAGCAAGACAAATTAGACGTTGCAGAGCGTACCATTAAAAACGCCATGATCGCTTTTGCCGATGAGCAAGAGTGCATACGCAGAGAAGAAGAACGAAAGTTGCAGGAAAAGGCCGAAAAAGACCGCCAAGCCGCCTTAAAGAAGGCTGACGAGGCCAGAGCCAAGGGCAATGAGGCTAAAGCCGCAAGTCTTGAAGAAAAGGCCGCCAACGTGGTCGCGCCGGTTTTGGCCCCTCGGGCCGAAACGCCAGCCGGAGCCGCTTTTGTTACCCGCTGGACTGCCGAGGTTTTAGATTTTTCACTTTTACCCGATGAATACAAAATTGTAGATCAGAAAAAACTTGATATGGTTGCCCGGGCCTTAAAAGAAAGTTTTAACGTGCCGGGTGCTACTGCCAAAGTAACTAAAGTTTTGAGCCAGAGGATTTGACGTGGATTATAACGAGGCCATTGCTTTAAAAACTTTAGCTGATGAGCAGATCAAACGCTCACGGGATTATGAAAAGTGCCGCACTTTAGCCGGCAAAGCTAAAAGCGATCTTGATATTTTGTTGGCGGCTAAGTTTTCTACGATCCGTGCGGCTAAAAGCAATGTCGGGTATGAGGCCGCGCTTGTTATGCTTATGGAAGGTAACACAACCGCGCAAGGATTGTACCGCGAAATGATTGAAAACACAGCTAAATATAAGTCGTTAGAACGCATTATAGAGGCATTAGGAGCGAAGATCAGCCTTTGTCAATCGATTATGAAATACGTTAAGGAAAAAACTTAGTTGGGGTGGGCTGGGTTTCAACTTTCTGCCCGGCCACACCTCCCCTTTTTAATGGGAGTGATTGAAAGCGGTTACAAATGAAAAAACGTAAAAGGCCTTGCAAATTGTGGCACGAATGTTTTTGGTGGCGAATAAAGGCGGGTAATAAACGCAAAGGGTGCAAGTGAAAGACTGCCAACGCCAAATTTTAGAGTACTTGAAAAACGGCGGTGAACTTACCGTTTTAAAAAGCCTTGAGTTGTTTAAAACCACGGAACTTAGGCGGGTGATCTCGCGCCTAAGAGAAGATTATCTTATCGCTGATCGTTGGAGTGAAGATCGAAAATATAAAATTTACTACATACAAGAGGTAAAAATATTAGCAGAGATTAACTCTATGGATAAAAAAATAGTGAAGGTGTGAGCGTACACTTTTTAAGTTTGAGGGGGGAGAAGTGAATAATTGCATAGATTGTTTTCACGCTCCCGTTAAACACCTTGCTTGTTACTGGTGCATGAAGAAGAAAACTATGGTGGGATTAAACGAAGATACGAGCGGGTGCGCTGATTATTTCAAAACTACGGTAGAGAAACAACTGACGTTGTTTTAATCGTCAAGCAAGGACTTGGCGGCGGTTGTATAAAAAGATTAAAAAATTTATGAAATACACAAAACTCGAAGCCAACCAAATAATTTACGAGATCGAAAAAACGGGTTACAAATTAAAACCATATGAACACGCTTTTTTAAAATCAATCGCGCGGTGGAATGTTTTGACCGAAAAACAATCTACCGTTTTGACAAAAATATACGAAAGATCAGTTGGGGCCGGGGATTATGTAAACAGGCAGAGGTTTTAGGAGGGCTATGAAACAAATTATCGTTAAGACGCAAGAGGAACTGGATAAAATCACGCGCATCGAAAAAGATGAAGAAGTTATTATTGAAAGCCAAATTGAAAGCCAACTGGTTTTAAACTGCTGTATTAGTGTTTTTGGTAAGTTAAGGATCCATGCGCAAGTTGCTTGTTCATGGGGCGGTAAATATTTTGTGGCACGGGAGAACGCCAGCGTTGTGGCATGGGGGAACGCCAGCGTTGTGGCATGGGAGAACGCCAGCGTTGAGGCACGGGGGAACGCCAGCGTTGAGGCATGGGAGAACGCCAGCGTTGTGGCACGGGAGAACGCCAGCGTTGAGGCATGGGAGAACGCCAGCGTTGTGGCACGGGGGAACGCCAGCGTTGTGGCACGGGGGAACGCCAGCGTTGAGGCACGGGAGAACGCCAGCGTTGAGGCATGGGAGAACGCCATTACTCGCTTATTTTCTACTGCCGCCAAAGTAATCCTTTACGGATTTTCGGTTTTATTTTGTGAAGCAAAAACAAAATTTAATATTACCGTAAAATCAAAACACGCGCACATTCAAATTTTTAAGCCTCTCGATTGGTTTGAAAATAACGCCATAGAAAAGAAGAAAAAAATTATCCTTTTCAAGAAGGTGTCGAAAGATTTTAAAACCCAAGAAGGTATGTCTTACGAAACTAATTGGCCGATCGGCGGCATCGTAGAGCACCCAAAATGGGAACCAAAAAGCAATGAGTAAGGGGATAAATATATTGCGATCGAGATTGAATTAAAAGACACCTACGTTTGGCCCAAACCCGATTATCCGCACAAGATCGCTTTCCGTAAGGGTAAGGTTTTATTTGAGTGCGATAAACAGGGGCGGGAGATCAAAAAATGATCTTAAGAAAACGCCGCGAAAGTGATCTCCAAATATCAATTATCAATTGGTGCCGGTTGCAATATCCAAAAATATTGTTAACCATTTCACCTGCGGGAATGAAATTACCCATGCAAGTTGCCCGGCGGTTTAAGGCAATGGGGTATCGCGCTGGTACTGCGGATATCTTGATTTTTGAACCCCGTGGGATTTATCACGGCTTAACCCTTGAACTCAAGATGCCCGGGGGCGTACCAAGCCCAGAGCAAATTGAGTGGCGCAACGAGGCTTTAGATCGTGGCTATTTAGCCGTTATATGCCCCAAAATTAAAGATGAAAATGATTGCTTTCAGTGGGCCATAAGCACGATAAAAAACTATTTAGAATTAAATCATCTGGCCCCATTTGACGCAACGCCGCCTCCAATCGGTAACGACAAGTGTGCGTCAAGTGCGGGTCTTAATAACGACAAGGGGGGTGTATGCTAAATTTCTTTATCGGGTGTGTGGTTTGAGATCGAAACCAATAAGCCCGCGCAAATATCTATTTTTAACGGGGTAGTTAAGGCAAGTTTCACCAAGATCAAAGTTGACTACGATCAACCCAGCGGGGCATTAAAAATCTTGGGTACTGATATGCGGGCCATGTTTGGTATGCGGTCAATAATGAATGATTTTTTAAATAATCAATATAACATTAAATATTTGTAAGGGGTTTCACATTTCCCCTTCTGTTAGTACTTGCCCCGGAAGGCAGGGGCTTTCCGGGGTGTATTCATTATGCGTAATACAATATATATAATTTTATTAACGGCGTTGTTTTTAAGGCTCCCGGCTTTCTTTACGAAGCATTACGAAAACGATGAGCAGATCTACCGCTATTTGGCCCAAAAGGTTATCATGCAACCGCTAAACTATTCTTTAAAAAGCGATCCGATAATTGATCTTCTCGGATTACAAAGAGCGTGCTACGATACACCGTTATTTTTTCACCCGCCGCTTTTTGTTTATAGCTTGGCCCTTCTAATAAAATTAACCGGCTTAAAGCTTATTTTATTTTTTCCAATACTGGCAATGCTTTTTTCAATTTGGCTAACCTTCTTGATAGGCCGGATATTATATAGTGAAAGGGTTGCCTTGATTGCCGCGGGGATCCTTGCCCTATGCCCGATAGCCCTTCACGCCTCGACTAAGATATGGATTGACGCGCCGCTTACAATGTTTTGCACGGCAACAATCTACCTATTGACAACGAAGCGCTACGGGTGGGCCGGGGCTGCCTATGGTTTAGCATTATTAACAAAGCTCCCAGCAATAGGCATTGCCCCGGTTGTCTTATTCTTATTAGCAAAGGATTTAAAAAGGTCTTGGCGTTTTATCGTGCCGGCCGTTATGATCGCGGCGCCGTGGTACGTTGTATATTATTTTTCCTGCAATAGTTTTGTACCTACATGGCTACACAATAACCCCGGCCCGGGCGGTTGGTTTGCCAACGAAACAATGGCAAGACCCGCTATATTTTATGTATCTAATTTACTGGTAGTTGCCCCCGTGTATATGTTTGGATTTATCGAAATGGGTAAAAGAAGAAATTGGATTTGTATTATATGGGTTGTTTGCTTTATCGCAATGTTTATGTTGCAGAAATTATTAACGCCTTATTTTGGTTTTATAATGCGATACCTTTTGCCTTGCCTGCCGGGGTTAGCGCTATTATCGGCAAAGTTTTTAGAACAGAAAAAAAAGTTTTGGATCCCGGCGGTAGTGATGTGTGGCTACGGTGTTTTTTTAGGGATAACAAATATATATATTTTTTATAACGCCGATGTATTCAATTTAAAGTTTTTATTAAAACTATGCCAATAATAGATATTTGCAAGAAGTGTATAAAGTCGTGTAAACGTACTTACGTTTATGCGGATCCGTGCCAAATTAAACCTAATGCAGCGACCAAGAGAAAACAGAATAAAAGAAAAACGTACATCACAAAAGCATTACATAACGCGCACCCGATCAAATAGCACGACCGCTGGTTTATTTAGATTTCTTTACTTGATCTATAACAAGTTGCTCGACCTTTGGGAGAACGTCTTTAGCGGTAGATCCAGCCAGCGGCCCATATTTAGCGCTAATGTAAGCTACCAAAAGGGCGTTTAATACTCCGGCCTTGTCTTTGAGGTTAAGCCAGTTAAACAAAGATTTAATCATTCCTACCATATAGCCTCCTTATTCTGATAACCAATACCCTTTGACAAACATAGGGGGTTGGTGGTTATTAAAAAAGATATTGAGATCCGTTGGGCTGGGGTGCAAAGGTAAGCCGAGGCTTAAGGGCTTGATTATTTCTTCTACCCTTTCGCTGCAGTATTTTTGCCAAGGGTTATTCAAACCCTTAAAGCCGAACCATTGGCCGATAAGACCTAAGTAATCGTAAGATAGCCAAGATCGCGCCTTGATTAGCTCGGTATTGATGTTGGTTAATATGCTTTGCCGTTGGGTATTGGTTACGCCCCGGTACCCCCAAAGCTTTAGCAGTATATCGTCTTTCATAAAGTCGGAAATAGGGCGCTCTTTAAAACCATTAAAGTCTTGGCTTACGCAATACCCGGGGCGATGAATAATAAAGGCGTGGTTATAATCACCCTTTGTGTGGCTTTTAATAAGCCAGCCGAGGAAAGAATTACGGTTATCCTCTAAGGCTATGACCGGCAGATCGTCGGCAGTCAAAGCCAAAGGGTTTATAATAGAGTATGTTTCGTCGGTTGTTATCATGGCTTAGGTTGGTTGCGATCAGGGCGAAGAAAATATAACATAAAAACTAATTTAATAATATCCGAAACAAACTCTTTCGGTAAAAACCCATTAAGTGAACAATAGACAAAGACCAGGCCGCAACAAACGGTTAAGAGATACCTGCCGCCTAAAAGTTTATTCATGTGCAACTTCTATCTTATTGCTAAACACTCGCGATAAGCTGGAAGCCTTTATAACATCTTGAGCCGCCTCTTGCAGTGGCGCCGCGATAACCATTTTAAACCATACGCCGAGGATTATACCCATAACTACCACGCTACCGAAAGCCCCCCAGATCACGCCAAAATGCTTTTTAACCTCTTCAATATTTTTTTCAAGACTCTCTATTTTTAATTTATGATATTCGCAATTAAGACCAGCTAAGATATTATTTATGCGTGTTAAGGCTTGCTCCAATTCACCGTGCCGACGTTCGGCGTCGTGATTATGATTTTCCCAGCGGGTTTCGCTTTTAGTTTCCAGCCGGGCCAGCCTGACTAGGATATCTTTTTCGTCCTCATCTTTTAGCATTGGTTTTATCTTCTACAGTCATTGACCCGTCGGGGTGCATATGAATTTTGTATTTTTCGTTGTGAACAATGTTGATTGCGTGTTTACCAATACAAAGACCGAGGGAAATAAACGCTAATAAAAAAATAACAGTAACTATTTTATTACTCATTGTCCTCCCGTCCTCGCTGGTTTTATAGCTCCTTTCGGGGATCCTCCAATATAAAGTGAAGCGATAGAATTTATTACGCCTCCGACTGAAACCGGGCCTGTCTTAACCGGCGGGGTTGTGCCGCTACTTGCTGCCGGCACCTCGTAAGCGCCCATATCGGGAGCCGTGCCGGTGTATGTAGTAACCCAATTGGCAACCGTAACACCTGTATCTATACAAGGGCTACCAGCATTAAGAACGGCTGAATTAGCCGCTGAAAAATTTGGATCCGTTGTAATGTCGTGCGCGGAAGGCGCCGGCTGATTGGTGTTATTATAGTAATCGTTATAATCAATTGTGGGTGTAGATGAAGGCGTCCAGCAATAAGTATTATTTTTAAAAATGCTATCGTTAATAGTTATTGTTTCGGCCAACGATCTAATGGCTTGAGTATCTGATGCACCGGAAGCAAAACCACGAAAAGTGCATTTATAAAAATTAGCGGCAGATCCTCCCGAGCTCCCCCTAACTAAACCATTTGCTTTATAACCAAATCCTTCCCAATTTGTAGCATTGAAAAATACCCTAACAAATGTACTTGTACCAGAACCGTTACCCCATTTCAACATAGAATTTTCAACCCCGGCCTTTGGGTTTGACGCAGTACCGTCAAAATTTAAAGTCAGATCTTTCATTGTTATAACGGGCAAGACAAGCCAATTGATATTTGAACTTCCACAATTAGCAGTAATCAAGACCTTAGAATAATCGGCACTTTCACCTTGGATAGTATATCCTTGGCCGCTACCTAAAGCATTGGTTACATAATATTCATTCGTGTAGGTACCGTCGCCTACGATTAAGGTATCACCATTGCCTAAAACCGATACCCCTTTGCTTACCGTTGCATATCTGTTGGCGGTAGTACCGTTGCCAGTTGTATCGTTTCCAGTCGGTGCTACATAATAAGTGTTAGCAGCGATAGCCGCAAAGCTAAAAAATAAAAGGGTAATAATGGAAATTATTTTTTCTTTCATAGTTTACTCATAAATTAAAGTTGTATCGGCGCCCGATCCTACTTGTACCACCGATAAGCTTTTTCATAAGATCCCTTATTGTATTTGCTCGCCTCCTACCGTCCACCACGCGGTATTACCGCTATCGGCTTGATTTGATAATGTTACCCGCATTTGACTGCCAGAAACGAGCTTTGCCCCACCAAGTGGAGCAAAGTAAAAATCGCTGGCCGCGTTCATGTTGCCTGTTACTAATAGCGTTGTGTAGTTTGCATTATCCGGCACCAAGTAAACATTGACCGCGCCGGTTGAGTTAAGGGCTTTCGTTGTGTGAACCGTAATAAAAGAAATATCCACGGCGTTAGAAAAATTTGTGGTATCGCTGATCGCGGCTGCCATGTTAGCGGTATTGGAATAACTTAAAAGTATGCGGCCTGATAAAGAGGAAACCGCTACCGTACCGTTAACGGGTTGAGTTGCTGGAAAGTTACTGACCGCTACCGTACCGTTAACGGGTTGAGTTGCTGGAAAGTTACTGACCGCTACCGTACCGTTAACGGGTTGAGTTGCTGGAAAGTTACTGACCGCTACCGTACCGTTAACGGGTTGTGTCGCAGGAAAATTACTTATTGCTACTGTGCCGTTTACATTCTGGGTTGTAGGGAAGGTTACGTTAGCCGTAACATTGCCGGATAAAGTCGCGCCAGTAGCGACAACGCCGTTAGCGTCAACTTGCACCTCCGTAAGAGTGCCTGCGTTATTACCGTATATTAAAGTCGGTGGCGCGTTGGTATAAGATGTGCGGGTTATGGTCGCCGCCGTAGCGTAAAAGCATATTGCCAAAAGGGAGAAGATCAGGGTTACATTGATTTTGTTGAAATACTTTTTCATACGGTAAACCTCCTGTGCTTAAAGCACGGTTTTAAACGACCTATATTTTTATTATATAACGAAATTACAAAAGTCAAACAATTAAAATTCAATTCCCACCTCTTTACCTTGGGCAATCCTTTCTTTGACATCATCAATACTATTTATTTCTTCGGTTTCAAGGCCAAAGGCGCTTACGTTTTGCGCCCTTTCTTTAAGCTGTGCGACAACCTCTTCCACGGTTTCACCGCCGGCGGTAACAACAACTATTTCCTCGACACCTTTAACGGCGTAATAATTACCTTTAATATCTTGGCACCCGAACATAAAACGAAAGTCGTCGCGCTTGCCCTTCTCAAAATCAACTCGAGTAAAATATTCCCTAGCATTACGGGAAGATAACGCGAAGGCGCCGACATATTTTTGCTCGCAATCTATCTCGACATCTTTACCTAAACCTATTTCAGAAACCACTTGCGCCCAATTATTTATGTATTTAGAATACAAAACCCCAAGTGGTAAAGCCACCCGGTTGCACGGATCTATGAAAAAATGCTTGCCCTTGGCAGTAACCAATTCCTCGGTTGATAGCGACCCGCGATAATTCATCTTGGTATATAACGGCTGGAAGGCGTCAAGCGTTTCCATAAGCATATCGGGGGCCTCGCCCACTTTACCGATATATAAATTCTTGGCGCACTCAAAACCCCAAGAAAAAGGGATATACTCTTTGCCATTGAAAAACCCGTCAAAGCCTATTTCCGCTTTACTATCTATTTGATCCTCGACAATAAACTCTATACTTTCCGAGATCATGCCAAGTTTAGGCTCCCTATCTTTTAAGACCTGCTCGACCGCCTCCAAGCTATCCGCTTTAAGGGTTTCAAAATCTCCCCTGAAAATATTAACCTTAACAATTTTCTTAGGGTTGCTTTTAAGATATTCGCGCAAGGCAGTCATGCCCTTAACGATCTTATACGGCACGACGGGTAAATCTAAAAGGTTAAGCCACTTCTTAAAAGCGATCCTATCGTCCTCGATCCTGGCCCCAAGACCGCTGCCGAAAATACTTTTCTCCGGGTATTTCTTGCGCAGGTAGTTAATCATATCCTGGTTACTGCAATCGAAGTTGACAATGACATCGGCTTGATCTATAAAATCAAAAGGGTATTTAACTTTCTCTAAAAACTCGAAGTGGTCGCCCGGAGCAAACTCCTCATACTTGGGATATTTGGATCCGTAGGGCGTGTAATACAAGACGCGGTTTTTACCGTTGTCGGATAAAGCCGAGGCCAAAGATGTGTATAACCCGCAGCACATTACAAGATACGTCATACTGACACCACCAGTATATTTGATATACTTATTCTATGAACAAACCATTTTGTTTGAATTGTAAAAAGAAATTTACTAAAAATAAAAAACCCCAAAAATTTTGTTGCCTCCATTGTTCTTTGAAATATTATACTGAAATAAGAATTAAAAACCTTACTAACCATATTCCCCCTAAACATCGTCCATGGGACGGCAAAACAAGGCCAGATTTTCAAGGGAATAAACACCCTCGTTGGAAAGGAGGCTGGCTTCAAAACGGGTATATATGCTTTGGCAAAAAAAAGATTTATTTGCATAAACAAATAATGGAAAAACATATCGGCCGAAAGATAAAATCTTTTGAAATAGTACACCATGTCAACGGTAATAAAATTGATAACCGAATAGAAAATCTTAAAATAATGACAAGAAGCGAACATACAAAATATCATTATAAAAAAATATACGCCGGCAGGAAAAACTAAATACGTCATTGGTTTTCAAATTCCTTTTGATATGCTTCTTCCAAATCTTTAGCAAGGCTTATGTTTTCAGATATTCTTATTTTCTTTCTACCTACTTTAGATCCATAAGGAACATAGGTATGTATACCAGAAAGCTTGTCTTGCTTTCGAGTAGATTTTTTAGTCGGTGCGAAAACGTCAGTATCTTTAGGCGTGACGTCTTTTGGCACAATATTAGTAATAAAATATTTTTCAATTACTTCAAGGCTTGGCGCTTCATCTAATCCATGCTCTTTAGAAATATTCTGTATTGTTTTAATTTGCTTTTCATTAAATTTAGTAGCCTCTTTCTCGGCGTCAACCGTTTTGCCTTGAGAATATAAAGAGTAAATCTTTTTCTGTGCCTCTGATTTAGCCGCTTGTAAAAGTCTTTTGTCATCACTTTTAGAATATCGGCCAAGACCAACAGCAACAGCCGCACCGGCTACAAAGCTTTTATCTTTTTCATTAGTTAAATAATTAGTTAATCCTGTGCCGCCAATAGGTATAGGGGATAAACCGCCAGCTATATACAAAAGATTATCTAGGGTGGTTTGACCCATACCAGAACCGCGCTTTGATATTGGAACACCAGAATATTTAGTTTGAGATAGAACGCCAGAAGCTGTGGCGGCTACAGGTGAAAGTTTCCCTTGTGCGAACCTTGCTAACCCTGGCACACCGCTTTCAACCAACATTGATCCCAGCTTGGAAATATCCCCAACGCCACCGCGTAACAACGAGATATAAACATCTGGGGCTATCTGTATTTCTAATTGATGACCGGGCTTATTCTCATCGGTGAAATGTCCAGTCAATTGTTTGTTGATTAACTCTGTGGCAATCATTCCACCCACAATGGCCGTAATGATATGCTTACGAGATAACGCGCCTTTAGTATCTGCGGCAAAAGCCGATTTTAAAAGCTCGTAGTTGGCAATCGTCCAATCTGGCGCAAGGATAACATTCCTAAGTAAAGAAAGGTTTGTCCGCGTCATCCCCATTGCCTGCCAATTAAGGCCACCATAGACATTATTTATATGGGTTGCGATAGCTTGCTTGGCTAACTTAATTTCATCTAAGGACGCTTCGGGGTGTTTAGCATACCAACCAGTTAAAGTATGGCCATAATCAGATACTTTATAAAAACGCTGTAATTTACCAAAAAGGAAACGGGTATTTTTTTCCGCTACGCCGCCAATCTCTTTTAATACGGGCAAACGCGATAACTTAGAGAAAAAGTCTTGATCGTCTGTTTGCACCAGTTTACGCAATACGTCTTGGTTTTCTTCAATCTTAGCCGTCATCATTAAATTGCGAGTTGCGTCTAACTCTAATTCTTTAAATGCCGCGCTGCCTAAAATTTTATTCATGCGTAAAGTATCAGTCGTTAAAGTCCTAACTCCCCCTTCATAAATCATTTGAGCCGTTAAAGAAAGATGATGAAAAAAAGACAATGAGAGCTTACCCATTTTGACAGCACCTTGATACTTTTGAAATTTACTTAACTCGGTCATCATCTTAACAAAGTTAGGCTCGGTAATTGCTCGTAAACCTTCCGCTATTCCTTTAGGGGCTGTGAATATACTTCGGGCAGTTAACTGATTACCGTCCTCGCCCAATACTGGATTACCGTCTTTGTCTTTGACAGGAAACTCTTTTTCCATTTGACCGACTTGCGCCCAGCCGTCAGGGATATTGTTTTTCTTGTGCCATGCGCCTAAACCCTTTTCTGACATGGTTTCTAAAAACTTACGAGATACATTGACCCGTGCTAATTCTTCATTATGGATTGCTACGAGATCAGATAGACCAGCGTCAACGGTATCTTTACCATTTTCCCATGCTTCGCCAACGTCCTTAAATACCCTATGTTTAGCATGACCCGTTGACCTCTTAATCCCGCCTTGTTTAACGGCCTCGGTTTTTACAAAATCTTGAGGCGGCTCTGGCTTATAGATACGATTGGCGTAGTTTTCTAATACTTCTTTTATAACCCCATTCTTTTTAGCAACCTCTCCGGCTTCTTTATAATAGATACCCGCTTCCTTAACATTGTCTAAGGCCTTTGGCGATAGCTTAAAGGCTTCTTTAATCTCGGCTTTATGCGCGGCTACGGTAGGAAAATTAGCCTTATCGTTAGCCTCAAGCAATAACTCGTTAAGCCTTTCCATGTTGCCGCCAAGATCAATATATAGTCTTGACCCTAAATCTTGGAGGTGTGCTTTTTCTTTAACCTTAAACTTATCAGATAACTTTTTCTGCATATCCTCACGCAATAAGTTACCTCTAACAGTTTGCTCGTTAATAAGGCCGCTAAACTCTTTTCTCATGCCTTCGCTTGTAGCCTTATCATTCTTGCCAAAGGAAAACTCTACAGGCCTGTCCAGCACATATTTATTAGGCTCTTTAGGTAATCCTGTTGCTGGGTCAATCTCTGGTGGCGGTGGAGGGTTTTTAAGAACATCGCTGATCTTATTCCAATAAGGTTTCTTCATCAACTCCGCAAGTTGTTGATTGGTAGCACCAAGATGATGCTTGCCTAAAGATAAAGCTTTTCTTTTATCGGTAGATATATTCAATGTCTTGATAAAGTCCTCGCGTTCTTCTGGGGTTAACACGGAAGGTTTTTCACCCATGCCAGGCAAAGTTAATTGTGCCTTACGCCAGAAACCGGCTTGGAAGTCTTTACCTTCAACGGCGGGTTTTAAAATTTCTCCTTCATGCGCCTTATTCCAAATGTCGGTGAGTTGCCTTTGTCTAGCCTCAAGGGGCGATTCACCATCTTTTTGAATGGTAACAACATCCTCTTTAGAGGGGATATATCCTTCCTTCACTTGCGGGCCGTTAGCAGTATCTTTAATATATTCTTCTGGGATAAGTATTACGGTCTGTCCTTTTTTAGGCTGATACTTTCTTTGTACCGCGTCAGAAGGTTCTCCCCTCCAAGAGGCAACAGCATTTGGCCCAATGCCTTTTTTAAACCCTTTATCGAGCAACCCTTGGATGTCGCTATCTGCTCTTAAAAGAATGTGTTGATAAAAACCTTCATTAGAGTATTTAGACTTAGGAGAAATATTTTTTACAAACTCCTCCGCGCTTTTATACTTCTTCGCTTCTTCGATGAGGGGATCAGTTTCCCCCTTAGTCATTCCTAACTTGTTTAAGGCTTCCTCATGGCTTGCACCTGTAGCGACCTTACCCTCTGGGGTTTTAACTACTGCCGTAAACTCTGGGGTCATTTCTTCGGAATGACTAAAGCCGAACATCTTTTGCGTTTGCTCTCTGGTTATAATCGGAGGCTCTTTAAACTCCCCTTGTTTTCCTTCAATCTTTTGTCTTACGTATTCGGGTGTTAGATTGTCAATAGTAGTAGCAAGTGTTGAACCGCTCTTAGGGTCATTCCAATATACCATTGCTTTAGTATCAAACTCTTTTGACCCTGCGATAACGCTTCTTGTTTTCATCAGCTCACCACCGCCCTGCAAGATAATATCATCAACCGACTTTTTAATCTCTGGGGTGATAGTGCCTTCATTGGCTTGCTTAACCATGTCAGGATGTAAAGTAACGGACGGTAACGGAGGTTTCTCAACCTCTCCCAATATCGCTTTGACCTCATTAGGGTGAAAAGTCACTTGACGAGGTGCGCCCATTTTCTGTAAAGCCTCATGCGCCCTTGCAAAATCAGCAGTCTTAAAAGGCGTTATCATCTTACCCACTGCACCAAAAGCCGCACCACCAACACCCAGCTCTACCAGTGTAGCCATTAGGTCAGCGGTATCTCTTGCCGGCGCGGTATCATTACCAAGATACTTTCCTATAAATTCCGTTAGATGAGGACGAGCCACTTGATCGGCGTAACTAAATGCACCTATACCAGCGCCCATTCCTGCAAGAGTTTTACCGGCCGCGAGAGCCGTAGCGCCACCGCCAGCAAGACCCATAACAGCACCTACCCCGCTATATGCAATAGCCGCTGTCATGCCAATATCAACTAGACCAGATATAAACTGCGCATTAGATGGTTGCTCCATTTGCCCTATACGCAAAGTATCAGGGGTTTTTATATGCCCTTCGGCCATAGCAAAGCCTGGGCGTTCACCTTGGACAAAAGACGGTATAGTCGTAGACACGCCTTCGCCCCTTATCGTGGTAGGCCTAGGCGCTCTTAATGATAATCGGGGAGGTGCTTCGCCTAAAGATGAACCACCTTTAGGGTCATAAATTCCTGTAGGACGTGGAGGGGTGACAATAGCATTATCCACATTAAAAGACGCTTCGGCCATGATAAGAGGCTTACCGTCTTTTTCTTCAGTTGCAACTGCGGTTTCAACATTAAAATTATCCATTATTATTTGTTGAAGGTGTGGGGGTTATCGTCCAATCTTCGTTAAGCCAACGCTCTGCACCGGTAGTTGGGTCAACAATATTCATTCCACCTTTAGGTACAGTGTTAATTTTTAACTTACCTTGCAATGTTTTTTTAGTATTATCAATAATTATTTGTTGTGCCGCTTGGTGAATTTTATCTAATTCCATATTATTTTGTTCAGCATAATCTAAAGTATCGCTAAAAAGTTTAGCCTGTTTATTCGTGTCTTGAGTATAGTCACCAATCTGTTGCTTCACTGCGCCCAAAGCCTCCTTGTTCTTTTCAAATTGTTTATCCGCTTCTTTGCGTGAGTCTAACACTTTTAAATTTTCTTGAGTCTTAGGTAATTTTTCAGATAGCACTTGATCGTGTAAACTTTTAAAGCCTTCCTCTGAAGGTCTAATGTGGAAATTATATAGTTTAGTCATATCTTTATCAGAAATTTTTTTATCTTTATTAGCTTTTAAAAGAGCGTCTTGCGCGTCAGAAACCTTTGTCTTGTCATCTAACAGAAGATTAACTAAATCAGAATAAGATTGAGAATTTGATTTATCTGGGCCGATAACACCGTCAATTTTATCTTGCAAACTTTTAAAAGTGCTATCGCTAATAGTTTGATTTAAAAAACTTTCTTCGAGAGTTTCAGATTTTAAGGTGTGTGTCATCGCCATAGTCATAAGACTATGCGTTGTAGCTTGGCGCATTACCTCGGTAACTCCTTTAGTGATAATCTTATCGTTATGTTGTTTACTTTCAGCCTCTCGCAATAGAGGCACTCTTTTACTAGCGTCCATATATCCGAATGAACCCTTTTCACCCTTTTTTAATTCTTCGATTGTGCCTTGTAGGTTAGTTTCCATGCCAAGCTTAACGGTTTCTACCCCCGCTTTTTCTTCGTGCGCGTCCAAGTATTTTTTTATTTCGTGAGGATTAATATACCCCGCGTCAACCGCACCTTGCGCTGTTTCTCTTGCCTTGCCAATTAAATAATCCCTATTGCTGGGGTTTTTTATACTTTCATTCATATACTGGTCTACTGCCTCAAGCGTCGTATCTTTTCCCAACTGTATCTGATCGCGCAACAAGGATTGCGATATATGCAAATTCTTTTCAAAATAAACTTCTTGGGCTGCAGCGCCAAATTTCGATCTTACTCTAGGCGAAAATATCATCTTCTCGCTATCGGCTCCCGCTTTGTTCATATCCTCGACGGCCTGATTTTGGATAGCGTTTATCTCGGAAACTGTTTTAGCCCTTTTGCTATCGGCTAAAGCTTTAACGTGAATATCGTTAATGCGACTTCTAAAGGTAGTAGTCGCTTTGGTATATTCCTGCTCGTCGCGCATATCTGTAATCTTTTGGCCAATTTCCATGATGACGTTGCCAAGCTTTCTTGCATTTTCCCCGGCTTGCTTCGCGCCTTCGGTTGACATCATCGCGCCCGGTTGCTCGGTAGATAATTTGCCTTGGCTCGTATAAGTTGGTATTTTATTTTCTGCCATAATTATTGCCCTGCTCCAAAAGCGTATTTACCCGATCCATAACTAGACGCTGCGGCATAACCTAAACTACCCGTTGCGTAGTTATTGCCGCCACTTGACATATACCCACCGGCTGAATTACCCAATCCCGCCTGGGAAGGTAAAGTAATGCTGGTATTGCTTTTCATGTTAACAGGCTGAAAACTACTTGCCGAACCACCACCAAAATTACTCATAATCTGTGATCCTGTTTGTATTAAAGTCATGCCGGCGTTAAATTCGCTTTGCGTCCGGGCCTGCTGTCCTGCGATGTGTTGCATATAGGCTTCGGAATTAAGCCGCTGCACGTTAATTTTTGTATTGTATTTTGATGTGTTTATATCCGACTCGATATTAGTCGCACTGTCTAGCATTATATCTAAAGCGCTACCGCCACCGGCCGACACTCCTGCCCTAGCTGCGGAGGCTCTTTGCGAAGCAACAAGACTAACGCCATACTTTTCTATATCGGCGGCCTCTTTATCGCCGGAGGCTTGGGCCTCTTTTGATTGTTCCTCGAAAACCTTTGCGTTGTAATCGTCAACGGCCTGCTCTTGCTTACCAGCCTTTAAGCTACCAACGGCGCTCATCACGCCGCCAAAAAGACTCGTCGCTGCTCCGGCTATTGCCATACCCATATTACATATCTCCTACTGTTGATTTTATTATAACCGCTAAAATAAATAAAGGCAAAGGCGCATTTTGTTTTATGCAAACCTCGGGGCCTTTAGCCCACCAAGTTTGAGGGTGTTGCTCTAAGTCGTCGGTTGTAAGCGCGTTATTTATACCTTTATAATATAGCGGTATCATGTTGTCAACGTCTTGACCTATTGTACCGCCTAAACTTCTATAAACCCTTAATGTCATGCGTGAAATAGCACGAGTCTTAGGTTGACCTACGCCGGAAGGGTCGCCGTCGTTTTGCTTTAATAAACGTATTAAGCTATTGGCATGATAAGGTAATCCGGCTTGCACGACTGCGGCCGATACAGGCAAAGTTACTTGACCACCCCTTACAACAAAAGCGTTGGTAACTCCCGCCGGTTCGAAACCGTCAACCGTAACCTGGACTGTTTCATTCTCAAGATGATCTAGCCCGGTTACAACGGCAAGCGTAGCGCGGATCTGGCCGCCTGAAATATACGAATGGAAATTTGTATTGTAAACAATATCCCCGGCTAAAGTCTTAAGGTTAAAATAATTTGCATTTACAGCATAGGCGAGATATTTCTGATTATTTAATTCAGTCATACCAACAATCTTGTTAATGTATATTTCCGCGCCTTCGGATATTCCATGAGAAGGTGAAGTAATTTTTATCGTCCTATCCTGTAAGGCTACCCAGCGGATAAGTTTATCGCGCATTGCATATCCATTAGCTTTTTGCCACGCTGCCGAAGGAGGCGCTTTGTAAAAACGGACGTCTTGAATATACCCGTTAAGAGCTTCAAAGCCAAGTAGATCTGTGGCGCCGATAACGGTATGCAAGCCAGCGTATTGGTTTAACGTGCCTGTAATCGCTGCGGCCGCGCTGTCGGAAGTTGTGCCTATAAATTTTGATGTTACCTGCGTACCGCTATAACCACCGCAACCATAATTCCATTCAAACACGGTCGGGTTGGTAGTTGTTTTAGATTTCGCGGTAGGCTGTGTCATTTCAAACCACGAACCATGGGCGGCGTTTACGCCTGCATTAAGATAGCAAGAAAATAAAAAGCCAGGGTTACCGCCGTCCCACCGGCCCGCGATCCTATCTCTCCAAGTCGGGCCGTCGGCATGGTTAACATAAAATAAAGCTTCGATAAAAGGCGTGCCACCGGGCCAAAAGGCCGTGCCTAAGTCAATAATGCCTACCGGGGCGTTCTCGGCAGGGTATTTCCATACCGCATGGGCTTTACCCAATAAGCCCGCTATTGAGCGGCCAGCATTGGCAATAATTCCGTTATGCACGCCCAAGGCGTCGTAGGCTGTAACGCCATTTTCGCCTAAAGGATAGACGGCATAAAACCTTGAAGGATCCCAAGCCTTTACTCCGGGGGAAGCTACACCGTCGGTATAAAGGCTTACCATAGTTGAGTTGTCGGGTTGTGTCGCGTCGTAGTATAAATATAAAACTGTATCGGCTGTCTTGGAAATTACAAAGCTTGGGCCGCTAACGTATAAGACCGCCTTCTGCGTACCGCTATTCCATTCCTTGACCTGGACGTAAAGCTCGACGCCGGCCGCCGTGCGCACCGATATTTTTTTATAGTTATTACCCAGGGTAGTAAAGATGTCGGTTAAATCAGTAGCGTTAATACCGCTTGTGGCGGAAAGCAATAACGGCACGGTAAAATATGTAAGGTTGTCGTCGATCAAAGAATAGTCAAGCGTTGCTTCGTGGCGCTTGGCCCAAGCAATGGAAAAGTAATCACCCGAAATATTAGTTATATATTTTGGTGTGTTGTAAGACAAGCCGCAATCTAAGCGCAAGGCGTCGTAAGGCTCGTCAAAATATTCACCAGAAAAATACTCGATAAACCTTTTTTCAATACCGTTTATTTTACGCTTAACAACGACGTAAACATCGTCGTCGGTATCTACGTGTTGAATGGACGCAATGCTTTCAAAAAACCCATTGGCTCCCGATGAGTCAACACCGGCAACAACTCTTGACCAGCCGATGATCTGCTCCTCGACATTGCGCGTCATAACAGCTATTTGACCGTCGGCGCGTACTACCCAAATTCGATCTGTAGGGCTTTGTTGATAAGCCATATCCACGGCCCCTGTGCCGTCGCGCAAAATATGATCTGCAATCTTTGTAACATTCTCGCTTTTTTGGCTATTATAATATAAATCGAAAACAAGCTCCCGGCCCTGCATACCCGACTTGCTTAAGTAAAATAGATTAGTTGAAACCCGTTTGGGCATTTTAGACGCTGATCCGTATACGGTATCTTGGGAAGCCTTGGGGGTTGTTGGCGTATCAATATTGATTGACCACGTACCGCCAGTCGTTCCAGCCAATAAATCCGTTGGGCTAGTCTTAAGCCATATAATAGCGTTCCGCTCATCAGCCGCAAGAGTATAAACAATGGAGTCGTCGTCAACAACCGTTGTATGAATTTGAAAATTATCGTAAGCACCAAGAGTTGAGGCCCAATATCTTTGTGGTTCGGTTACTGTATTAGCGTAAACAAGACGTTGCTTATGAAAGGCTACCGCTGCCGGAAAACCCCGGTAAGTGCTAAAAGCCCCTTCCGACCAATCCGTATAAGCACTAGTGCCTCCGATATTTCCTGCTGTACCAGTAGGCTCGGCTTGAACATCACCGACTAAAATCTTATCGGTAGTAAAGGCGGTTATTTTAACAACAGCGTCTTTTACTCGCCACAATGAACCTATATGCCCGGCTGCAAAGATAGCGGTTGAGGCAGTCAATGTTATTCCCGTGCCTGTTGCGGCTGAAGGGGTTATAGTTGTCGTAGTTATATTGCTGTCCATGAATGGGCCGCGCACAAAAGAAACCGTAGTCAAAACAAAACTTGTTGCCGTTGTGCGTTGCAATTTTCGCGGAGCATAGTTATTATGCACTATATACATAGTGTCGGCGCTTTGCACGAAATGAAGATCGAAAATATCCGCTACGGGGTAGGGCGTAGGTATTTCAAGGATTGATTGCTCTAGCCACTTGCCCGCTGATAAGTCGGTCGCAAAGGTGCCGGACGTATGCGCAACTATACAGTAATATATGGTTGTGCCGACTTTAACAAAATCCCCTACAACGTAACCAGTGCCAGTACCCCAAGCGGAAACGTCGCTTACGGTATGCACTACTTGACCGCCTCCAAAATAAAAACGCATATAGTAATCGCCGACTTCAATAATATAAGGCTGATCGTTAGAATACTGGAAGGGAATAATCCGGGAGGCTTTTGTCGAGTCTTTTGTTTCAGCAGTAAAAATAGTGCCGGGCCTGAATTGCGCACCGCCGAGAGGATAGATCAAATAATTTTCTAAAGATTTGCAGCAACTGTAATATTTTTGGTAATCAAAACGGCCTTCGCCCAAAGGGGATATTTCACCACCGACAAAGCTATTCTGCGCGTAAGTTGATTTTGGCATTTATTAAAGTGGCCACCAAATATTGGCGGCTATTCTTGCATTTTCCCATTCGTCCTGTTTGACCTGTGCTTGCGCGTCCTTTTGAAAATCTGCCGAGATCGCCGCCGGTAAAGATAACGTGCGATATTGCACCAGCAACTCTTTAGCTTCCGACACGCTTTCCGTGCGGTTAAAGCCGATTGCCGCCGCTAATCTTTGGGCCAAAGCAAAAGTAAACGCCCCAGGATAAGTCGAGGGCGTATCGTTTAAATATGTATAGCGCAACCCTAGATTGCTGCTATCCGAGTATATCCCGTCGGACTCAAACATCACCAAAGCCGCCGATTTGCTTTTAGCCGTAGGCTTTATCATATCCGTAGGCACCTGATATAAAACAGTAAAATCGCCTATGGTGTCGGTAGGCTGTATTACCGCAAGGGTTAAAGGGTTTTTTCTTTTCTGCGCAAATGACCAGGCAAACTCACTTAAGACTTCCTTCAAAGTGTCGGCGTAAAAGTCAAAAATTAAAGTCGCTTCTTCATCAAGCGGATCCGCTACCGTAGGGAAAGCGGTAATACGTTTCGCCTTTATCATTGTCAGCGCCATGTTAGCAACGCCTAATTTATCTGCCGCCATTGTTACCCTCCAAAATTTTTACAGTATGCCAAGAAAGCTAACATTATAAGTGGGGTTTGATACATACGCATTGGGAAATGAAAAAACATACACGCGGCGATGATCGTAATACCGCATAGCGCAATGGTTTTCTCTTGCCAGATTATTAACCGCACGGTATCGGCAAGACAAAATAATAAGATAACAAAAGACGGTAAGCCTATCTCCCATGCCATTTGAAGCCAATCGTTATGCGCCTGCAAAAATACCTCGCTATTATGTAAGACGGGGGAAAAAACTTTATAGGTACCCATACCCCAGCCAGTATATGGATAAGCAAAAACTTCTTTAAAAGTTTGAAACCATATCATGCTGCGTCCGTGCAACCAATCTCTATGTAAACAATGTAAGCTTGTAAAATAAAATGCCGCAACGGTAATAAATAATACTGCGGTAAACCACCACGCTTGTTTGCGCCAAGTACAACTAGCATAAACGCTTAAACCGCAAGCCAAGGCTAAGACTAAACCCATGGATTGAGAAAATATTGCAAATGCAAAAAGTGCAATGAAATAGCGGATATTTTTAAGTATTAAGAAAGGAGCGATACACGCGACAACCGTTGCTAAACGCATAGAATTAAAAACAGTGCCGTATAATTTGGTTTCGGGTTTATTAAAATTAAGCAAGGTATCTTTACCGAAGAATTGCAAAACGGCCAAGATCATCTGCAACCAAAAGACAACCTCTAAAACTCTGATTAAAATATTAAAGTCAAACTTATCGCGTAAGTAAAGAAAAAAGTATGCAGCCGCAACCAACGAAACGTAAGCGATAAAAGATATTGCCGGCGCCTTGCTAAAAAAACAACCTACGAAAAGTAAAAGACAAAGGGCTTTAAAAGCTCCTGGCGCTGATGTAAACAAATAATAGCCGCCGAATAGTGCGGCAAATAAAACAACGCAAACATATTCCCATGGCATTAAGGCAAGCGGATAATTAACATCGACTGGGGGGATTAAGGCAATGGCCCCGATTGCAAACGCTACGATGTAAGACAATATTTTCATGTGAAAAAGTAGGCGGGGTTTTTAAGCCCCGCCCATAATTTACGCTAAAGTGCAACCGTTATTGCCAAATACGATCCAGCCGATAGAGTCGTTAAAGTAAAGTAACGTAATCGAGTCTAACGCCGTATTTAACTGAAACGACGTAAACCCTGTTTTTGTTACTGGCGTAACCGTGTAAGTGCCGGAACCGTTAAGGCTAGTACAAATAATCGTCAACATCTGGCCCGGCGTACCGTTAGCCAATGCGCCGACCTCTGCACCGTCGCCTACATCTTTTTTAATAATAGCATAAGCAAGTTGCGTTGATGTAATCGCCGTTGCGCCTGAAGCAATCGTCGCATACGCGCTCGCGGCCGAGTCGCCTTTAGCGAAACCTAAACGTGCAACGGTAAGGGTAGATCCGTCGTACTGTGGTATCAAAGCGCCGCTGGTGTTGATGTCCGTAATCGCGCCGACGTTGTTACCTTTGTCTTTCCAGCCAACATTTGCGAAGGAAACGGCTGAAAATAGGCAAAGGGTTATTGTGAGAAACGCTACAATTCTTTTCATGTTTTAACCTCTTTTTAAAATTGGGGGCAGGCGAATTACCGCCCACCCCCGCCTATTTAGTCAGCCAATGCAGGAACCACCACGGACTCTAAGCAAGGAATTTCAACGACCTTGACTTCTTCCATACGCGTACCGCCCATTGCCATTTTAACAAACCAGTGCCAGTTATAGGCCTTGGTTTGAAACTGCTCTAAGCGGGCCTCGGGAGAAAGCTGGATTGCGATCTGGACGCCGGTTTTCTGCCATGCGTAGCAAAGCCGGGTTGCCTGTTCTTCGGCAGTACCGCTTGAGTTTTGCGCAAGGAAACGCTCGCAGCGTAAATACTCGAAGCCAAGCCAAGTGCGCTTTTGCATAGTACCGTCAACCAACGGCTTTACGATGTTAAAGTCTTGGCTGGTTAAATCCGTCATAAGTAACATCTGATCTTCTTCTTCCGAACTTAAACCGATATAGCGATCTTGCGAAGGAACTTGGGCTTTGTTCAATAACTGCTTGGCAGCTATGATTTTAGCCTTCGACATCGTTTTTGCGCCGTTTACATCAGCCAGGGCCAATTTTTGGCCAGCCGGAAGAGGTACCGAAGTCGTGCCAAGCTTACCCGTGTAAGCCGTGCCGCCCAATGCGCCGATAAAAATATCGTCGTAAGCGCGGGCAAAACCGGCCATGATTGCCTGATAGCCGGGCGCCTTAGGATCCGCAACCATTTGCAAACCGTCCGACCAATCGAACATACGACCGTCGTGTTTGTAGATAGGGAACACGTTTCGGATAGTGTACGTTAAGCTCTCGGTGAGTGTCGAGTCGCCGGAAGTATAAGTCGTCGGCTTTACAGCAGCGACTTGGTTATACGTCTTGCGCTCGCCTACAAACATACGATCTTCCATGGCATAAGGGGAAAAGACCGACTCTAATTGCTGGGAAAGTAACGCGATATTGGTTGAAAACTGGACTGACCGTAGTGCGGTTTCCGCAGTAAACGACATAGTTTATCTCCGTTTTTAGCTCTGTTTGTACCTTGCGTGCTAACAGGTTGCCCCGCCTTCGGGCCTGCTAAAAGAAACTATGAGGCTACGGTTTAGGTAGTTGTCCTCGGTGAACTTTACAAAGAAGGCTAAAGTTAAGCCGCCTTTT